TTCCAGATGCCCGAGTTCAACCGCGCATGACTGATGGATATAATCAAAACAAGGAGCTGAAACCATTGAAAACGCTGGGATTGCTTGAAAAGCTGTTAGTCGCTGAAATGATAACCGAAGAGGAATACAAGGAGAGGAAAACGGTGTATGTAGAATCGCTCTTGGAACTCTATTGTCTGGGGATTATATCACGGGAGCAGATGGAAGAAAAGCTGAATAACTAAAAATAAGGGGAAGGCTCGCGCCTTCCCCTTTTCATATGATGAACGATATATCTATTGGCAACCATGTATTATTCGGCGCGTCAGCCCATGCAGAGCCGTTTCTATACCGGGCGAAGCGTACCAGCCCCGCAGCAGTAACGGTGCAAAGCCAAATTGCCGTACCGCTGCCCTGACAAATGAAATTGCCCTGCACTTCCGGTCTGTATCCTTCGGGAAGCGTCGTAATGGTCACGTTATCCGTGCCGCCTGTCAAGGTTGCCTTCGGCGTGACAACGCCCTTCAAATAGACAACGCCGCCGACCTTCCTATATCGCAATATGTTTCCGGCGTTTGCGGCGTATGTTTCAAAGTCGCTTGTGAGCTTTGCCGTTATCCATCCGGGATTTTCTGTTATTGAATACCCGTTGCGGAAGATGACCGGAAGGCCAAATTCAATGCCTTCCGCAAGCTCTGATACCTTGCCAAAAGCAAGGCCGCGCCCGGAAGCATTGAAGTCCAGCATCGTGAACGCCGTGGGAATCTCCACGGTTTTTGTGACTGTGGTGAAGTAGTCCTTGACGGTCAGGCGTACGTCATAGGCAGAATCAACATTCAAGTCGGCGGCGGTTATCAGCGTGGTTGACAGGGTGTACCCTGTGCCATCCTTCAGCTTTATCCACTCGCTGGAAGCCCGCGCCTTGTATTCCAGCGTATACTTGCTTGTGTTTTGGCTGGAAACCGGGGAGATATTGAAGCCGAAGCCAATTTTGCCGTGTGTGCCGTCATAGTTTTCCGTGCCGTCTGCCAAGCATCGCACAGCGGATATTCCACGGATGACAGGCGCAGCATAGGCAATAACCGTCAGCGTCTTTGTGGCCTTTGCCGTGCGTCCACGGCTGTCTGTAACGGTGATCGTGACGGATTTCGTGCCGCTGGACAGCGTACCGGTTACGGGCGCTGCGCCGGTGTAGCTCTTTCCGTCAACGGTCGTTTTGTATGCCTTGATGATAGAGCCGTAAGCACCCGCCGCCACAATGCCGATCTTGACCTTAGACTTTCCTTGCACAAAAGCGCCGAACTGCACCGCAAGCCCGGAAACTGTTTCCGTAATGGAAACGGTTGAAATTGTCGGGACAACAGCAGCCGGGACATTTGCCTTGAAGGATACCGTCTTTGTGCCTATCAGCGTATTTCCGTTGTAGGTCTTGCATGTGATTGTACATGTGCCGGACGTGCCGGACGGAATCTGACTTGCAAAGGAAAGGGGAACGTCCCAAGCCTTGCTTGTGCCAAGGCCGCTGCCAATTGTGCCGGTTGCGTTGCCGAACTTATATGTCAGCGTGTGTGTAAAGGCGCTGGATGCCCTCGGCATATTGATTGTGATACTCGATCCCATGTTTACGCTGCTTGCTGACAGCGTGGGCGTCGTGGCGCGTGGGATCGTGTCGAATGTGCCGCTGCCGGATGCCGTAACATCACCATAGTATGTACCGCCAAGCGTGACCTTGATGCCGATGGTGGACGCGAAAGAACAAGTCTTGCTTCCGTCCGCGCTATGCGCCACCGTGACGGTCTTTGTGAACAGCGTCTTTGTCTGATTGCCGGACAGGGAAGCGGAGAAGGAAAACGTGTATTTTGTGCCGTTGATCGTCAGGCTTCCGCTCTTGCTTGCGCTGCTGTTGATGGTGTAGCTTGCGCCGGTTGATACAAGCTGCACCTTGACCGTTACGCTGGAAGTGTTGTTTGCCGCAGACTGACTGCCAACCGTCCAGACGATTTTCATCTGATAGCCTGTCCGGATCGCCTTTGTTATCGTTCCTGATTTAGCCATACCAGCGCCCCCTAAAGCGATAGCTTTTTGAATGACAGGTTGCCGTTTGCGCGGGGAATGAAAGCGAAATCGCCGAGCTGTAACGAATGGATAAAATGCCCGTCCGTGACGTATAGCTTATTGTCCGAGAAATACGCCACTTCAACGGCGTCCTGAAGAAAAGAAATCCGGTCGTTGCTAATTTTCAATTCAAGCTCATTTCCGACCTGTCCGAGCAGAATAGAGCCGTCCACAAAGCGGATATACTTCCGTATCTCTTCAAACTCTGCATCCGTACCAGCCGCTACCGCTTCGATGTCGGCGCTGAACTGGTTGAACTGGATTTCAACGCTTTCCTTCGTCTGCTCAATCTGCGTACTGACAGAGGAAACAAGAGCGTCCGTATCGTCTTTCAGATAGTAGTTTTCCGCAACGGTTGACTTGATGTTTTCTTCGGACACCTGCAAGGATGCAAGCAAATTCTGTTCCACGTTGTAAATGGCCGTAGAAGCCGTTTTGGACGCATTTTCTATTTGCAGTATAATTTCCCCTTGTGCATCGGAAAGTCCCGCAAGCGCCCCGGAAATGCCCTCTAATGCGCCACCAAGCGTCAACTTGTTTGCGCCCGGCTCTAACAACTTCAAAGACAGCTTTGTCACAAGAAAATTCTGGTCTATCCCGTGCGGATCGCTTGTAACTTTGACGTATGTTCCAAGGTGGAAACTGCTGAAGGAAGCGTCAACGGCCGCAAGGTCAGCCGCTGTCAGCTCTATGGTTTCCGGCTGGTTGACAAGGCCGGAAAGGTATGCTTGTCCCTTTGCCAGAAGGTTTGACGCTTCGGTCACGTCATCCCATGTATGCGTTGCAAAAATAAGGCCGTACCTGTCGGCGGCTTCCTCATCGACGATATAATCAAGGCCGTCATTGACGGCGGCAACCGTCAGGCGGTTGTCTGTGTCCTTGCCTTCACCGTCCTTCAGCTTTGCGCCAAGCGGAAACAGCGCCGTTGCGATGTCTGCGCCCTTCCTGATCCGCTTCAGGTCAAGAAGATTCTTTCCGAAGGTGATCTTCTGCGGAGAAAGCAGCGTGAAATCTTGCAGATAATCAATGTAGTTGATATAGCCTTCATGCCGGATGACGATATAGCCGCCGAGCAGGTCAATCAGCTTCTTTTGCACTTCCGTCCATGTATCAACATGGTCAATATTGGAACGGACGATATAATCATTCGGATCGGTGACAGTCACATTCCCGACCGTGAACCATTTGGATTCTTCCACCTGTGCATTATGGTTATCTATCAGCAGATTCAGGAAGCCGGAAACCGTCCCGGAATAGTCATAAGGGCGCTGGACGCTGTCCAACAGGAAAGCAAGCTCGCCCTCGCAGGTCACATGCTTTTCGTTGTAGCGGCCTATTTCATCGTCAAGAACGCGCCCACGGAAGATTAAATAATCATCCTGATAAACCGTGATGATCGACCGCAGCTTTTTTATTGCGCTGTACTGTGGATGACCGGGATAAACTGTGAATTGAAAGCTGCCGGTCTTGTTCAGCTCCAATTCCAAGGACGGATTGAAGATTTTCAGGCTTTCAAGGCTGCTGTTATACAGCGTCGCGCCGTCACAATATACCCTGTACATAATCACAGCCCCGCTTCCTGATAGGAAAAGGAAATCGTTCCTTCTCCGGTGACGGAAACGCTGTTATTTCCGGCCTTTAGTTCCAGTTCCGGCAATGTGTAGCTGCCGCTGCCCAAGTCCCAAATGTTGTATGTTTCATAGACGATATGCAGGGCGCTGTCTGCTGTGATCGTTACCAGCGGAACAACGCGCTTTCGGAGATTCGGCAGGGAAATCACGCTTTCGCCGTTCACCGTCTGCGTGACAACGGTTTTTGCAAGCTTGTATTTGTACGGCTCGCAATCGCACTCCACGCTTATTTTGCCGATGTTCTTTTCATTCGTGAAAGATGAAACGAAGCACCGCCCGACATAGTAAAAAAGCGGATCATCGTCAAGGATGATCCGCTGCATTTTACCGTGTATCGCGTTTTTGATGGTTGAAAAAAGTGTAAGGAATTCGCTTTGTGGCACTATCGTTGAAAACTTGAATTTGTGCGTGACGTTTTCATACTTCGGTTCTCCGAAAAACTCTGTCAGATCAAGCGCCCCGTCTGCACCGGGAACGTCAATTTCAATCGTTTTCACTTTCGGGGCTGCAACTTCCTTCGATGTCAAAAGTAGATTGAAATCATCGTAGCTGTGATATGTGCCGAAAGTGATTCCCTTCATGATTTTCCCCCTTATTTTATTTCCATGCGCCGCCCGTTTTGAATTTTGCCAGCGCATTTTTCCAAGTGCCGCCCTTGCGATATAGCGTCGTCTGCTTCCATACGCCGCCGACCTTAAAATAAACCGTCGAGCCGAGCAGCGCAGGTGCGGTAAAGGTCGCGGTTTGAACGGCGACCGCGGCACCCACGCCGCCGACCTTTGCGGTGATATTTACGCCCTCGCCAGCATCACCGACGAAATAGAACGTTGTCGTTCCTTTTGATACGTCGAAGGACGTGTTTTCCGTGCCGCTGACGCCGCCGATATCGCACCGTAGCGTCCACTTGCTCGGAGGGTAATAAGTCCCGTAGCTGCCGTTGCCGCTCGTTAGCTCTGCTTTAACGGCAAACTGCCTGCCGTTCAGTCTGGCAATGTACAGCTTTCCTGTAAGGCTCCAATGGTTCGCCCTTCCAGAAACACTCTTTTCCTGCGCCCAAGCGCTGCCGCTTGGAAGCTCCGGCGCTGTCTGTGACCATGCCATTCAGATCACCTCACTCCGAATACATGAGATAGATATCCCCGTCGCTGCCGAGATCGGCGGACGGCTCCGTCGTTCCGGCGTAAATGTGCCGCACCTGATCGGCGGCAAGGCCGAACTTCGTATACGGGATATTGTCAGCAAGCTTTTCGGCAGTGACGGACTTGTTGGCATATTTGGGCGTTGTGATCGATCCGTCCGCGATCTGGCCGCTCGCCGCCTGTTCAATCGCCGTCCGAAGCTGCGCAAGCAGCTCGGTGAACTGTGCGTCAATGACGCTTGTGTCGATGCTCAACGTGTCGGTCACAAGGCCGCAGACGTCCGGGTTTTGCCGTTCATCCGTAATCATGGAAGCCGTGATCGCGGTCGTACCGGCAGCAACGGCAATCTGCGCAAGGCTGATCTGCCGCTTCGTTCCGCTGTTGGTCAGTGCCGGAGCTGCCGCCGTGCTGGATGCCGTGCCTTTCAGGATTTTAATTTCCGGGCGGTCAACGTAGTTTGTGGTTTTCCATTCCACAATAACGCGGTCAATACGGTTCAGAACGCCGTCCGCCGCGTCAATGGCAAGCTGCAACTTCGCGCCGCTCACGCTCTCGGTGTCATTCCACCAGACAACGCCGTCATTGTTTGCGTTCGCCATCCAGCCCGTGCCGTCCGAGACCGTGACAGCCATTCCCGGCGTTGCAAGCGCGGCAACCGCCGCATTTCCTGACGCGGCAAAAACGCCGGATGTTCTGCCGTGCAGCCAGCGCATAACGTCTTCCGCGCCGCTGTATTCATCCTGATTGTTCGGGAAACTCTTGATTTCAGCCATTTAATTTCATCTCCCCTAAAGCAGTTAATATTGGATCACCGAGAACAATTTCGGTGCTTGTGCTGTTTGCGTCCATTTTGTACTTGACGCCTGTAATACGGGCATTGAATGAAACGCCGAAGCGGACGGAGACGCAGGAAACGATGTCACCGAGATTGTAGGCAACGCCAAGGTCTGCGCTGTCAATCGCAACGGAAAAGGATTTGCGCCGTATGCGCTTGCCCAGCTCCATTGTGGCGTAGGCTCGCGCCCGTGCCTTGCAATCGTCCGCGCTTTCTTCGTCTTCCTGCCGGACGTTCGTATCGAACCAGACTTCGCGGCGTGTGTCGCCGGTTGCTGTGCCGACCTCTTCAACAAAAGCAACATCGTTTTTCAGTGTTCCTGTTGCATAAGCAAAGTTTTTCAAGGTGCTGTCATCGTCATTAATGACAAGCTCCTGCGCCGTTCCTTGCTCTTCGGAAAAGACAACTGCGTGGATGCCCGCCGTCAGGTCTGCACCCTTGTAGATTTTGAATGTGTGGGAAAGCGTTTCTGCGTCCCACATCATTTTCTGACCAAGACCGGCTTCTTCCAGATAGGGCATGATCTCATCCAAAAGCTGACCGCCGTGCAGGATCGCGTCTGTGGCTTCTGTAAGCCCCGTAGCCGCTGCCGTGGCAATGCGTGACATATTCCGTAGGTTCACATTTACAAGCGCATACAC